CGTTCTACGGAACACTCCATAACCCAACCCCTCTTTTATTGGAGGATATCACGTGCCCACTCGAACATTTAATGACACCTTTAACGCCGGTATTTATACCGACAATTTTGGTGTCAAGTCAACACTGGTTAATCCGGTGAAGACTGGCTCTCAGAGCCTAATATGGGAGAGTGGTCATTATGGCTACCCACGGTTTAACAAACCCGATGTCGGAGGTCCGTTTAATTTAAGTTATAATTATTCGGAACAAGGAATCGTGTCTGTTGGTGCCATCAGAGGATCTGGTCCTTATTCGAACCATCATTACAAAGGTTCGGTAAGTACTAAGACCTTCTTTGGGTATGCGCAAGAGCCTATGAAAGACTCAAGCACATTCGGTGCCATGATGTACAGCAGAATGAAGCCTGATAGGCCTGCCATGCAACTCTTGAATGCTCTTTACGAGCTAAAAGATGTGCCTGGTATGCTGAAACAGCGCTTCACCCAACACGGCTTAAGTGAACTAGGAAGTTATTACCTAGCACAGAAGTTTGGTTGGGATGCCCTGGCTCAAGATATAGTAAGCTTGGTTGTTACTCAAATCCAAGCCCAAAAACGACTTGAGCAGCTGATACGTGATGAAGGTAAGCCTGTCAGGAGGAGAATAAATCTTCCTGATACTCAGACCATCTTGCAGCATGGGACAGCATCTGGAGGAATCCAGTTCTACCCGCAATTCGTTACATACTTTTATAACGGAGCAAGTGGTTTTGAGAATACGGAGACGCTCACTACACGTCGCTGGGCTTCCGCCCAGTTTCGTTATTGGTTGCCTCCGGGGCCTAGGAATATAGATTGGAAAGCTTCGCAACTGGCTAAAATCTTTGGATTGAAGCCGACTCCGAAAGTAATTTTCAATGCTATACCCTGGACCTGGCTGATCGACTGGTTTACGCACGTAAGCAATCTACTCGATAACTTACAGACGTCAATCGTCGATCGTCTCGCTGCCGACTATTTCTATGTCATGTGTCATAATGAACGCTGCGGCACCAATAGGTGTTGGCAGACGTTCGTTCGTGACCCAGACGGAAGTCCAGTCGTAGTCGAGGCTACCGGATATACGCGATCTGGAACTAAATCCAGACTTCGCGGAGATCCATTTGGTTGGGCCACACCTGAGGTTTCACTTTCAGGTGTTCAACTCTCGATACTCGGGGCACTAGGGCTGTCTCGACTTCGCTAAAGCGTCGCACACCGCTTTTGTGTGCTTGTAAAGCGTAATAAAGGAGCTTCTAGTGCTAACTGATCCACAGTCCGTCACCATTAATGGTGTAGCAACGTCTCTGCCGCGTACCCAACAGGGTACAAGTCAGAACGTTTATACATCCGCTGATGGTAAAACGATCATGACGACGAAGCAGAATGTTTCTGCCTCTCGTTTTCGTCGTGAAGTCCGACTGGCTCAAACGAAGATTGCCGCAGATCCTATCTCGGCAGTCAACAAAGAGTCAGGCCTCAGTGTGTATCTCGTCATTGACGAACCACGCTCTGGGGTATTTTCGGATACTGAGATCGGCTACGTTATCGATGCCTTGAAAGCTTGGTCTACTTCGACCAACTATAACAAGGTTCTCGGCGGCGAATTCTGACTTTTCGTCAGATATACGCCTGCTGCCTTATGGTATTAACTTACTTAATTTGGCAGTTAACGTAGTTCCCTAATCGGAGCTTAGCCTAGACGGTCCTACTTCCTCACACATAAGGAGGTTGTAGTGAAAAGACCGACCATGCTCGTCCAAGCCATTCTGAGACAACTCAGTCTGGACTTAGACTTGTCCGTAGAACGCGATCTGAAACGTATCTCAGATCGTTGCGAACACGAGGGGCTTTCGTTTTTAACGATTACCCTTCCTCAGCTTGATGATGCCTTACTTCAAGGTATCGAAGCTGGGACGTTCACATGCCCAAGTGCTTTCGCACGGCATGGAAGTCTCCCCCGTTTTATGGGAGGTTTCTTCAAACGTGTGTTCAATTCAGACGGTAGGCTACTCGATGAGCCGTGTCCGTATACCATCGCTGGTATACGGCAAGTTTGCCGCTTTTTTAAGAAGCTAAAACTTCCGTGTAGCAAGAAGAGAAATCTTCAGGCTATTCGACACTTCATCGAAGTAGAAGGCGAACTCCGCCGAATGACACCTCAAGTTGAGAGAAAGGACTCTGTCCTTGACAAGATTTCTGGAATCCTATGGTCTCAGGTTTTTCCTGAGCTTAGTTACCTTGATCTTGTTTGTCATCACGGCCCTGGTGTCACTGCTGATCGTTATGCCCATAATCAGAGGCATCGCATCACAAAGTGGAACCATCGATCGGAGTATACCTTCCCTTCCGACCTACACTGCTACCCAAACTATGGAGTCGCAGCCGAAGTCGGAGGTACAGGGGAAGGTACCGGGAGCGCCAATGGAGTTGAATACATCGAGGTAAAGGACGAAAGTCCAGTCCGAGTTGTATTCGTTCCAAAGACGCAAACGGCGCCGCGGGTCATTGCTATAGAGCCTGCACACGTTCAGTATATGCAACAATCCGTTAAGGATCTAGTATATACCACGTTGGAGTCCCATAGCCTGACTAGACATTCAATTCGGTTTACCCGACAAGATGTCAATCAGAGACTCGCTTACATTGCAAGTAGGAACAAACGACTAGCTACGCTAGACCTGAAGGATGCGTCAGATCGAGTGCATTTGCACTTAGTCCAACGCATTTTTAAGACCTCAGGGCTACTCGAATACCTCGAGGATGCTCGGTCCCTACATGCATTACTGCCCGACGGTACGAACATAGTTCTGTTTAAGTATGCTTCAATGGGTTCAGCTTTATGCTTTCCCGTTGAGGCAATGGTGTTTTACACCCTTATCCAGTCGGCTATGCACTTACTTGACGGGGGGCGTCCGAGTTCTCGTTCGATTTGCCGTTATAGCAAACTGATCGATATCTATGGGGACGACATTATTGTCCCTGTAGAGTACGCGGACTTTGTTGTGAAGTACTTAGAGAGCTATGCTCTCAAAGTAAACGTCAGCAAGTCTTTCAAGGATTCATCCTTTAGAGAATCTTGCGGTGCGGACTTCTTCGATGGTGTACCGGTTAATCCGGTATACGCTCGTATGATGCCGTATGACGATTCACAACGCTGGGATGCAAGCACCATAATGAGTTGGAATGCAACTGCTGATCTCTTCTATATGAAGGGTCAGTGGGTTGTTGCCCAAACTATTAGGGACTTGCTTTGTCAAGTGGTGAAACGTACCATCCCTAGAGCAAGAAAACCTGGCTCTGGGCTATCGCATCTTAGTTTCCTCTTTGATACTCATTGTCGATATGACAAAGAGCTTCATAATTGGAAGCAGAAGAGGATAGTTTTTGATCCAGTCAAAAGAAAGGACCAAATAGATGGAGACGAAATCGCCTGCCTCAACAAGTGGGGCATTTCTACTTACCGACGTGACAGCAGTGGAAACACAAGCTGTAACGATTCCTTCAAACGTAAACCTTATTGGGTATACATCGGAGGAAACACTGGAACGATTCGAGAGAATCGAACTAGTTTGGGAAGTGAAAGCCCAACGATTGACGCATCCGTCGGCAACCGCCGGCTATGCGACCTTCAGGGCAGACTGTATGATGATCGGAATTCCTCCGACGTCATTTCAGGCCTGGCTGAAGGCAGCAATGTCAGCAGTTCAGACGGCACTGACTCAGGAACCCCACCACCTTCACGGAGCGTCGATAGCTTCGTAGAAGAATGGTGGCCCGACCCTCTGGATCATCTCACTGACGATTCAGTTGGTTTGGACTTCCTAACCAGTGTGAAGCGCGGTGGCTTCAAGTCGAAACACCGATGGGTTAGCCTTGCTGGCTAACGGGGTATAGTACCCCTGAGGAGATGGAAAGTATTCACTCCATTCTCCATTTTGGCGTTCGCGTCAAAATGGGGGGAGATGACTGCTCTCGCAGTGCATCTCCTCC